GACGCGATCAACGACGCCACGCCCGATCCACGCGCAGCACCACGGCGGCGAACCCGCGAGCGTAATGCGATCTTCTCCCGCATCCGCATCGAACATTCGCCACCCGCCAGAACCAAACCACGCGTCGTGATTCAGAAGCAGCCAGCCAGGCTCGTGCGGATACAACTTGATGCCGAGGTTCCACGACTGCGGCACGCCCAGATTCGACGGCATGCTCAAAAGGCGCAGGCCCGGATGATTCAGCTCGTCCAGATCCCACTTGCTAAGACAATCCCCATTATCAATTAGAAGGATGTTTCGAACCGAGTGTGGAATCGACGCCACGCTGCGCTTCAACAGGTCGTACCCATTCAGCACGGGAATGACAACCGTCGTGATCACTCTGTTGCCGCCTTGGCAAGTAGTGGCATCCACGACTCGGCGAAGACCTTGTCTGCCGCATAATCCGCGGCAAACGCGATCGCCTTCTCACTCGGGCCACGCTCCGCGTCGTACGCCCTCTTCAGCGCGTCAACGATCGCGCCAACGTGCGGCGTGAAGAACCACGACGTCTGCATCGGATCCCATTCGGGCTGGCCGGCGACCGTCCAACCATCACCAACGAGCTCGGGCTGCGCGGAGAAGTCACTAACGATCACCGGCAATCCGCACGCCTGCGCCTCGATCACGGGAATGCCGAAGCCCTCACCCATGCTCGGCGCAAGCAGAACGTCACTCATCGTGTAGAACGCGGCCAGCGTCTCCTGCGGAATCCCCATTCGATACGCGAACTGATCCACAAACCGAACCTGCTCCGGCTTGACACTCGCAGCCTTGAGCAGCTCTCGCAGGTTGATGCCACTCATCGCACCCGTGTCCTCGGTATGCAAGTAGAGGATCGCGTCAGGATGCTCAAGCGCAAAGATGCTGAACGCGAGGATTGCCTGGCCGAACGCCTTACGACACGGCGTGACGCCCTTGTTCGCGCTGTTCATCATCACCACGAACGCGTCGTTGGGAATCCCGAGCAGCTCGCGTGGCGTCTGACGACCCATCGGCCCATCAATCGTGAGCGTCGGCTTGAAGACGGGCTCGATCGCGTGCGGGATGTACTCGCACTCAACGCCGTCCAGCTCGAGCATGTCCTTGCCAAACTTGCTCATCGCGATCGGCGTGACGTTGTCGCGCTTGCACCACTCAAGCACTCGTGGTGGTGCGGGCTGATGATCAACCGGCACCCAGCTGTAGATCCGCGGGATCGTCTTGAGGCTCGGGTTCTGGTTGTAGACCCACACGTCATACAACGTGAACAGCACGCTCTTCGCCGCCGGATTCTGTGATGCCCAGTGCATCGAATACGCGACCATCACGTCTTCGCTGTAGTTGGCAAGGCCACGCGGATATACGTGTATCCCTTCCCAATTCATCGAAGCGCCCTCAAGGCCGTAGTTGCACGCCACGGCGACCTCATGGCCGGCAGAGTGCATGCGCCGCGTAACTTGTGCCGTCTGCGTTCCGTAGCCGGTGGCGACGAGCGGGCTGTTGCTGCACCAGGTGATGCGAAGCGGACTCGTCGCCGACTTTTTGGCGGGTCCATTCTTGGTGCTGGTTGCGCCGGTGGCGCGTCGATGAGCACGATTCATCGAGTCTCCTTGGTTGGGGCGTGAGCCCCCCGCTACATCGTGCGTAGCGAGGGGCTCACAGTGGTTTCGTCAGGGACTAGGAAGCCGCGCCGACGAAATATTTCACGTGGCTGGACTGCGGGAGATTCCCGTCCACCCGCATCTGAGCCCTGTACGTAACGAGGCCCTGGTTGAACGCGTACTCCGAGCTGGAGTCCATCTGAAGACCGCCGCCCGCGATGCGGACCATGTAGCTCTTCAGATCGCCGAAGATCAGCGACTTGGCGCTCGTGGCGGTCGAGACCATGAACGGGTTCTCGTACATCGGGTATCCGCCGATGAGGTCGCGCTGATCAGCCGATGCTGCCGGGGAGAAGATGTAGTACCCCCCTGTGCTCTGCAGCTGGCGGATCTTCGAGATGCTCGACGCGTTGGCCATGAAGCCGACGCCGGGGCGCTGACGCGCGGCGGTGTCAACGCTCCAGATCAGGTCGAGCACGTTGGCAGCGGTGAACGTGCCGCTGACGCCCGTGCCGCCCGTGATGCCCGAGCCAGCAGCAGCGACGATGCCCTTCGGCTCGACGGTGCCGGTGCCGACGGTCAGCTTGGAGCCGATCGAGTAGCCGAGGCCGTTGGCGGTGTTCTCCGCCAGCAGCGCGGCGATGTCGACGCCCGCGTCCTGGATGAGCTCCTGCGACAGCTGCGTGATGAACGCGTACTTGTACGCGTTCAGCGTGGTGAAGCTGTTGAACACCGGATCGGACTCGCCGATCGCAGAGCCCTGCGCGAACGCAGTGCCGGCCGAGTAGGTCGACAGCGACGGGATCTGCAGCGACTCGCCACCAGCGGTGTTGAGATGCGTCGTGACGGTCGGGTCAAGCATCGGGCCCGTGTAGCGAGCCAGAAGAATCACCTGGTCATAGAAGCTCGTTGGGACGGGCGCTCCGGTTGAGGTGGAGTACACGTCGCGCTGCTCGGGACCGAACAGGTGCGAACGCGTCTCGCCCGAGGCGAGCGAGCGAAGCACGTCAGCGTCGGTGCCCGTCTTCTTGGCGTCGCGAACGACGCGCTCCATGCCTTCGATGCTCTTGGCGATGCGCGACTCGCGCTCCTCGGCGGCCTTGACCGTCTCGATGACGGCGGCGCGATCGTCAAGATCAGCGTTGATGCGGTCGTACGTCTCGCGCTCCTCAAGGGTGAGGTCGCGGTTCTCGGCTGCTGCCGTGTCGAGCAGGTGCTTGGCCTCGTGCCAGGCGGCCTGACGGCCTTCCACCTGCTGCTTCAGAAACTCTGCGGACATTGTCCGGCTCCAATCTGCGTGCGTGTTTACGGTTGACGATTCCGACGTGTGGCTCCACACAATCGGGATTGCCGCCGCGGCTCCGCAGACGAGCCCTCATATTTTACAGCAGGATCGGACGTACCAAAACGCGCAAACTCTGGTACTACGCAGCGACCTTCATCTTGGCCTCAAGCTGTGCCTGCAGCTCGGCAATCGACGCGGTCGGCTCGGGCTTACGATCACGCAGCTTCGCGACGCTCTCCTCGAGCACGGCGGCCTGATCATCCGTGAGCTTCTCGCCACGCTCCAAAGCGTTCATCGCCTCAGCGAGCGTGTCAGCATCCAGACCCGTCTTGTCGGCGAGCATGTCGACGCTACGAACGCCAGCCGCGGACGCCTGATACGCAGGGAACGCGACTACAGAAATTTCGTGAAGGCGTACGTCGCGCAGTTCGCGATTGTTCTCGTCCGACCAGTAGTCGCCACCCTCGGGCACGGTGAAGCCGAAGCTCATCGAGGTGATGTCGCCACGCTTGAGCAGCACGGACAGGTCGCGACCGTCGGTCGTGTCGGGCAGGTCCGCCTCGACGCGCAACCCGTACGAATCCTCAGACAAGCGCAGCGTGCCAGCGCGACGCGATGCGAGCACGCGACCCGTGTCGTGATTCATCAGCATCTTCACTTCGTTGCGCGCCTTCAGCGTCCGCGAGAACGCGCCAGGCGCGATCGTCTCAGTGAACGGCAACGGCTCAGATGGGCTGTTGAATGCGGCGGCGTAGCCGTAGAAACTCATGCCACCCGCATCTTCTGCGTCAGTCATCGCGCGGAACGTGATCTGCGAGTCCATCACGATGCGCTGCTCAACGCCCGTCTCCGTCACGTTCGCGCGAGTCGCCGGCGTCGCATACTCGACAGGACGCGTGATCTTGCGAATCTTCTGATCCGGCACCACGTTGCCGACCGGATCGATCTGGTCCGTCATGCCCGTCATGCTCATCATGTCCGGCGCGTCTTCGGCAACCACAGGCGCCGTGTATGCGACGGGCTCCATCAGCACCTGCGCCTGAGCGCCAATGCTCGAGCGAAGCTGCCACGACCACTTCTGATGCGCATCGATGCGCTCGGCGAGGAAGTTTGCGACGCCCTGCTGATTCTCAACCTGAGACTGCGCGTACGCCTCGTTGTACCCGTCGATGATGTCGTCGTTGAGGTCTAGGAGACTGGCGGCCATCGCGGCCGGCGTGTCCGGCGTCAGCGCCGGCTCATCCAGCTCGCGCAGCTGCTGAAAGTCCGACAGGCGGAACGGCGAGTCGTAGCCGAGCTTGAGGATGTTCTCGCCGAGCGGGTCGATCGAATCGTTCGCGTCCTCGTAAATCATTCCGAAGAGCGAGTGATACTCGGTGAACTGAGATCCCTTGACGTTCCAGTGATAGCCGTGCGCGATGAACTTGAACGCGACGACATCAGAGAGCTGCTCAGCGAGAAGCTGGCAGAGGGTTTCGGGAGCCTCCGCGGCCTCCAGGGCATCATCGATCATCTGGTCGGGATCCATCGGAAGGGCTTTCTGCTCGATACCGGGCATGTCGGGAACATAAGAGCCTGCATCGGCGCGAACCGTGTCAGGCAGATTCGTCGGATCAACGGCCTCAACGCCAAGATCCGTATACGCAGCACGCACGTCCGCGTCATTCTCAACGGCAAGGACCACGTCGAACTGGTCAAGCAGGCTTCGCATCGTCGAGCGCTTGTAATCAAGCGTGCCCGCATCCGTGTTATTCGTCATCAGCATCGCGTACTCGACACCAGCGGCCTCAAGCTGGGCTGCGGTCTCGTCGCGCTCATCCTCGGTCCTGCCCGTCACGATCACCACGGGCACATCCGAATTGTTCAAGAACGCGATCGTCTTGTCGATTGGCTCGCGACCGTTGCGGAGAATCGTGTCGTCCACGTCGCTGACGATGATGTCGGGCATTAGCTCTGCACCTCGTACGCGGCCTGCGGGTTCTCGGGGTCGACTTGCGCGACGGGCTGAAGCATCACGGTCGGCAGGCCCGTATGCGCGATCGGCGGCAACCCGAGCGACTCAAGCACGGCCGCAGGCTCGAAACCCGCCTGGATCAGGCGCTGCGCGATCGTGGTCTTTTTGTCGATCTCGGCGATGTTCGCCGCGCCAAGGTCGACGGAATGCAGCGGCACGCGCAGCTCGTCGCCACCATCAACGGCCGGCGCATCCTCGAGCGTCCGCACGTCATTGATGCTCATGTACCCGTTCTGGATCGCACTCGCGTAATACGCCGAGCGCGCCGCCGAGTCGCCTCGCAGCAACCCGTCGACGTTGTACTTGACGAACGCGCCCTGCGGCAACAATCGCGTGAATGCTTCTTCGAGCTTGTAGATGTACGGCCGGAGCGTGTGAACGACGAAATTGATGCTGTTCTGCTCGAGCGAGTTATAGGAGGATGCGCCAGGCTCGATCACGCCAAGCATCGACGGTGGCACGCGAAAGACGCGCGCGATCTCCTCGACCGCGAACTTGCGCGACTCGATGAACTGCGAGGTGTTGTTGTCGGGTGTGGTGCGCTGAAACTTTGCGCCACCAAACAAGACGCCGGTGCGGTGCGACTTGCGCAGGCCCTTGTGCTCATTCTCAAACGAAGCCGCCAGGTCAAGCGCCTGCTCCTTCGTCAAGTTGCCGGGGTACTCAATGATGCCGCTCGAGTTCGAGCCCGAGAAGAAGCGCGCAGCGAACTGCTCAAGCGCGGACGCAAGACCAAGGTTCTCCTTGACGAGCTCGATGCGGCTCTTGCCACGCAGCTGGCCTGGCAGCATCAGCTCCTTGATGTGGAGCATCTCGTCATGCGTGATCGTCGTGTGATTGTCGTAGATGTACAAAGGGCGCGCCATGTCACTCGTTCGCGACACCTGCACCTTCAACGGGTTGAGCACCACGAGTGCGGCCACGCCACGCTCATCACGAATCACACGAATGAATGCGTTCCCGTTTAGCAGCATCGATACGAGCGCGAGCTGCGTCAAGTCAGAGAACGACACGCCAATCTCCGGCATGACGAGCCAGTCAGGCTTCGGCCGATACGGCTTCCGTGTCCCGTTGACGCGCTGGAACGAATCGACGGGCAGCGTCGAGATCGAATCGGAGATCAGCCGGACGGCGGCGTAGACGGCGTTGACTTTGAGGACGTTCTCCTCATTGATGACAACGCCCGAATTCGTCGAGAAGAGGATCGAATCGCCCGACGCGAACAGCGTCTGATACGAGATCGCGCGCTTCTCAGCACCCGGAAGGAGATTGCCCAGCATGCGCTACTCGTCCCCTCGCACGAACATCAACGATCGCTCCCACGCCACTCCAAACGCAAGCAACGCAATACCCGCCACAATCAGCGCAGCCGGAACGCTAATCAGCCCGACACCAATCACGAGCAGCAACAAGCCGAGGATCTGGGCTACCAAAACCATTGTAAAATATGATAGCCGAGGGTACTACCACGAATAGAAGCCGGGCACGATCTCAGGCTCGCGACGCTTCAACGCGACATCGACGGCCATCGCAAGAGCAATCGCCGCATCGATCTTTCGTTTGCTTCGCCCCTTCGACAATCGCCACCCCGTGTCCGTCGCTCGAGGCGTCGCAGAAAGCACCTGATCCGAGAACGTGCTATCGCCCGAATGCGCGATACGACCGTTCACGATCTCCTCAAAAAGCGTCCCGGACGCTGGCACCATTCGCGCCGCCGACTGAGGAAACTCGACCATCGGCACACCATCATCCGCCAACACCTGAGCCGACCTGAGAAAGTAGGCCGGGTCGAATGCTGCAACGTCGATCCGATACGCGTTGTGCAGCTCGCGAATAAAGTTTTCGACCGCCTGCACGTCGATCGCATCACCCTCAGGAAACCAGATCTTCGACCGCGCCACGAGCACATCGTCCTGCTGCTGGACCCACACGACCGCGATCGAATCATGCTTCAACGCCATATCAATCCCGAGAAAGATTGGTAGCTCGGGATCGATGTCTAGATCTTTGTTGCGGCACTTGTCCCATGCGCCCGCTGGCAAGAACGACTCCGAAGCGCGGACCCACTGATTCAACCGATACCGACGGAACGCGATCTCATTCGTCTGTTTCACGCTCACCTTCATGTCGTCCAGGCTGAGAAGGCCCTCGTCAAGATTCGGGTTCGCCTCGCGCCAGGCCGACTCGCTCACCAAGTCGCAATCCTTGGGCGCTTCCCACCAGAAGAAGCCGAACGCGTCATCGTCAAGCGTGCCGTCGCAGACGCGCTGCCCGTACTGGTACATCTGCCCACAGATCGTATTGAGATCATGGCCGGCCGTCGTGATGGCGACGATCTGCGGGTCGCGCCTGGCACCCGAGCCGAGCGTGAGCGCATCCCACAGATCCGAGTTCGGCTGCACGTGCAACTCGTCAAAGACCACACAGCTCGGGTTGTATCCCTGCGCGAGCTTTGCATCGCTCGAAAGGACGCGATAGATCGAACCCGTCGCCGGAACCTCGATCACATCTCGATACACCTTGCAGATCCCGTTCAGCGCCGGCGACGCATTGATCTGCCGCTTCGCCTCACCAAACACGATCCGCGCCTGCTGACGATCACCCGCCGCCGAATACACCTCCTTCGCGCCGTCCTCGCCCTCAATCAGCGCATACAACGCAATCAGCGAGCCCAGCATCGACTTGCCCTGCTTGCGAGGCATACCGACCAGGCTCCGCCGATACCTCAACAATCCATCCGCGCGACGCTCGTACAGCTGATCAATCAGCCACGCCTGCCAAGCAACAAGCTCGAGTGCCGAGCCCGCACGGACACCCGTCGACGCATGCAGAAACGTCCTCGCAAAGTCCGCAACCGCGGGACCCTCAGTCGTTGGAAACAGCGACGGAGTCGACCACACGGGCCTTCCGCTGCCGATACTCATCAAGCTCATTCGCCACCCTAATCTCTGCCAGTCCGAGACGAGCCCGATCACTCGGCGAGAAGCCGAGCATCGAAAGCCATGCGGTTATCTGCACGTCCGCCTCTTTGATCTGCGCCACCGCAGGATGCGGCTTGATCTGACCCGAGCCCGTCTCATACCACCGCCGCGTCACGTCCTCACCAAGCCACGACTCAAGCAATGCGATCTCGTCTAGGCGCCGGCACAACCGCTCAACGATGATCCGATCCTGATCATCATGCATCCACCGACGACCCGACCGCCACACCCGATCCCACGCCTCAAGAGCCACGCGCCCAAACGTACTCGGCGGATTTGGTACGTCATCAAATTTCACAACCGCAAGTGCAAACTCTGGCGTTGGCTCAGCCGGAAGATGCTTCTTGCTCGGATTGCCGAGCGCACGATGCTGCGCCAACGGCTTCGCAGGCCGTCCAGGCGGTCGACCCGTCGACATCACACCACCCCTGTTTTTTGGCTTGATTGAGCCAAATAATCAAAAACGCTCGGGTTTCCCGGCGGCGTGCACAAAAGTGCCGGGGGTAACTGGCGACCGCGTGCGCGCGTCTTTGACCCACCCCCCGCAAAAGCCGCGGGGCCAACGCGCGAAGTACAAAAACAATGTTTTACAAGTCGCATGCTCATACCCTGTCGCCTCTTCTACTGTTGCACGATCGGTGCGCGGGCAGCAGGATGCTTTCAGGATTTGCAGGCAACACGTGATCAGCAGTGAACGGATCCCCCAGCCTCGCACCCTTGCCACAGATCCAACACACCGAAGCCGAAGCAATCACCTTGCGAGCTTGTGCGCGGTACGCGCCATGCCTATGCGTACGCCGCGCATCACGCTCCCTATGCCGCCTAGCCTCGCACTCAACACACCGCGTACGCCTCGGCGTCATCCTCGAGCAATCAAGACAAATGTGATTGATGACACCACTCACCCCAGCATCACCATCACGGCAGCGAGGACGGGCGGATCGTCACGACGGCGGGATGCCACCGCCAATTTTTTGGGGGCGCTTCTCAGCATGAATCCCCCGCCCCATGATTTTTTTCGTAGCTGATGAATCGTCGTGCGATCTGTCCAGCAGGATCGCTGCTGTCGGTACAGCTGATGATGTCGCTAAGTGCGGCCCTATAGAAGTCGCGTGCGTATATCGCCGAGTCGCGCGTGCCAACCATCGTTGCGATGTGCTCGGCAAGGATGCTTGCTGCTGCTTGTGCGTCGCGTGCTCGAGCATTCGCTCGATCGAGCTTGGCGCGATGGTACGTCCAGGCCATGCGCGTGACAATGATGATGATCGCGATGGCGAGGAGAATGGTCAGGATGATCAGCACGTTGCACCATCTACCCAGACAACTTCATCCCAGCCTTCTAGATCAATCAGTGGGATTGAGTGCTCAAGCATCAATGATTGTTTCCGAATGTTGAGCGTCGGTACGCCATTCGCGCCTCTTGATGCTTGACGCTGAATGCATACCGCTTCGGGTGTCTGAACGATCACGAGGCGTGTCGTTGCGTGTCCGCATCGTGCGATGTGTTTCCACTCGTGACGATCGGCAGGATTGGTGGCGCATGCGTCGATGATGACGCTGATCCCGCGTCGTAGATGATCCGGCGTCATGAGTTGCATGCCGAGGATCTGATTGGGCATTCGGCGGCGCGGGTGTTTGCGGATCACGTCGGCGCTCATCACGAGCTCGTTGGCTTCGCGGTGTTGTTCGACCCATGTTGATTTTCCTGCGCCTGGTAGGCCGCACATGATGGTCAGTCGAGTCACGCGGACATCATCCAAAGGGTGTCGGTCGGACGATGATCTGCGGCTTCCGTTGGGGTGTGAGGAATCGAATCCTCAGAGCCCTTGGAAAGGGTGAGGTTTCGAGGTTTCGTTTTTTTGGCTTTGTTGAGCGGTAGGCGAGCATCCTCAGCGCCTCTGAGGTTTCGCGTCTCTGAGGTTTCAGATTGGCTTTGTTGAGCGGCGTACGCATCCTCAGCCTCTGTGAGGTTTCGATTGGCTGAGGATTCGATTTGGCTTAGGTATGCGGTGTGGTGTTTCACGGTTTGCGGACCTTTCCGCGTCGTTTTCCATCCTTGTCGGTGGCGAACTCGAGGATGTATCCGGCCGCTTCGAGGTCGTCTTT